AATTGATGATGGTGTGATTCCTTTTGATTTGTATGACTTTCAAGAAGAATTACTGGATAAGTATCAAAAAAACAGATTTATAATAACTTTGCAGTCTCGCCAAAGTGGTAAAACACAGACTACTGCGGCATATATTCTTTGGTTTAATACATTCAATGATTCTAAAGATACAGCTATATTAGCAAACCGATTAGCGCAAGCTCAAGAAATTATGGGCAGGGTGCAGATGTCTTACGAAAACCTACCAAACTTTTTAAAGTGTGGTGTTTCTGAATACAATAAACGATCTATGAAGTTTGCAAATTACTCAAAAATATTTTGTGCAACTTCAACTTCATCATCAATTCGGGGAACCTCGATATCACTCTTATATATTGATGAATGCAGTTTTCTTCGTGATGATATGGCATTTTATGAATCAACGTATCCAGTTATTACATCTGGTAAAAATTCACAAGTTATAGTTTCATCAACTCCTAATGGCGCTCGTGGATTGTTTTATAAGCTTTACACAGAATCTGTTGAAGGCATCAATAAATACGTTAACCATAAAGTTACATGGGATATGGTGCCGGGACGTGGTCAAGAATGGAAAAAGGAACAGATTGCTAATACATCTCAAGAGCAATTTGATCAGGAATTTAACGTATTGTTTAGGGGGTCTTCTAATTCTCTAATTTCTGGTAATGTACTTGAAAATCTTATCGAGAGAAGCCCTGTAGAAGTTCGTGACGATTTAAAGATATATGAACATCCTATATTACCAGACGATGAGCAAGCGGGGCATATATATGCTATGACCGTTGATGTTAGTCGAGGGTTATCACAAGATTTTAGCGCGTTTATTGTTTTTGATGTAACACAACTTCCTTATAAAGTGGTAGCAACATATAGAAATAACAAAATATCACCAGTGTTATATCCAACCATTATTAACTCTACAGCACAACATTACAACAATGCGATGGTTTTGGTTGAGATAAACGATATTGGTGAACAAGTAGCTTCTATTCTATACAACGAATACGAATATGAAGAACTACTAATGACAAAATCTGATAAGAGTAGACAGATAATTTGGTATGGAAATGATTGTAAGCTTGGTGTTAGAACAACTACTGCGGTTAAGGCTGTTGGTTGTTCTAACATCAAAACTCTGGTTGAGAATGAAAAGATTGAATTGAACGATAAGACGGTCATTGATGAATTTGGTACGTTCGTTCCTAAAGGAAAAAGCTACGAAGCTGATTCTGGTGCCAATGACGATTTTGCAATGTGTTGTGTTCTCTTTGCATGGGCAACAACACAACAATACTTTAAAGATATGACAGATATCAACACTCGTGTTGAACTCTTGAAAGATAAAGAAAACAACGAACAACTAACCCCATTTGGATTTATTGAGCGTGATTTTGATCCGACTGATGGGCAAGGTGAAGACGTTACACAAAATCCATTCGGAATAAAGCAAGGGGAAGTTGACATAAATGATGTATTTTTTGACGGGTTTTAATTTAAGCCGGTCAAATCATAAATAGAATCAGACACAATAAAACAAACCAATTATGAGGTTTTCAAAAAACTATGACTTCTCCAAGTGTAATTTCAAAAGAAAAAGATTTAACCTTTACTATCCAGAGCATTACAACTAATGCTACTGGTTATGTAGGTATGTTTCGTTGGGGGCCAGCTAACGAAATTGTTAGCATTACCACCAATGAAAACGAATTGGTTAAAAGGTTCAGTGAGCCAGATAAACAGACCGCACTATATTTCCTTTCTGCCGCAAACTATATGCTATATGGTGTGCCTTTGGAAGTGGTTCGTGTAGTTGGTACTGGTGCCTTGAACTCGATTGATTCAGTTGCTGATGCAGCTAGTCAAACCCCTATTCTGGTTGAGAATGAATCAACATTTGATCTTCTTACTGATGCATCATTCACCACACAAGTTCCGGCCTTTATTGGTCGTTATGCTGGTGCGCTTTCTAACTCTATTAAAATTTCTGCTGCTGATTCAGCAGGATTTGCTGGTTGGGAATTTGAAGATCAATTTACCTATGCACCAACCAGCGACACATTCAACCTGATCGTAATTGATGAAGATGGTTTGATCACTGGTACTGTTGGCGCTGTAATTGAAAAATACGAACTACTTTCAAAAGTTTTAGGCGCAAAGAAAGTTGATGGTACTAGCGCATATGTGGTCGAAGCCCTTAAAAATCAGTCAAACTACATCTACTGCTATTCCGCAGATGCAATTGAATTTTCTACTGGTTTGTTTGAAGCATCCCTTACAGGTGGTGTAGATGACAACGTACAAACTAATGCCGACTTTGTAACCGCGTTTGATATGTTTGCTAATTCAGAGTCTGTTGACATTGTTCGACTGATGACTTCTGGTGCAGACTCAGCCGCTAAAATTCGCGCTGTTGATGTGTGTGAAGGTCGTGGTGATTCTGTAGCTTTTGTAGCTCCTGATCTTGCTGATGTTTATAATAATTTGACTGCTGTTGCTGATGTTAGAGAATTCTTTAACACCACAATCAACAAAAACACTTCTTATGGATTCGGTGTTGATAACTGGAAACTGGTTAATGACAAATACAATGACACCACCATATGGATTCCTTGTGATTCCGATGCCGCTGGTTTGCATTCTCGTTTGTTTGTTACCGCAGAACCTTGGTTCTCTCCCGCTGGTCTAAACCGTGGACAGTTGAAGAACGTTATCAAGCTTGCATGGTCGCCAAACAAAGCACAACGAGATGTTTTGTACAAAGATGGCATTAACTCTATCATCTCATTTCCGGGCGAAGGCACTGTGTTGTTTGGTGATAAGACACTGCTTAAAGCACCTTCTGCCTTTAACCGCATCAACGTTCGTACCTTGTTTATTGTTATTAAACGGGCTATTAGTCGTGCGGCTAGATATCAGTTGTTTGAACTGAACGATCCTATCACACGTTCATTGTTCAGAAATGCGACTAATCAGTATCTTGATAACATCCAAGGTCGCCGTGGCATCTATGAAAAACGTGTAGTTTCTGATGAAACAAACAACACACCACAAGTAATAGACAGTAATGAATTTGTTGGTGATATCTACGTAAAACCCGCTAGATCAATCAACACAATTCGGCTCAACTTTATTGCTGCTGGAACAGGTGCAGATTTCTCAGAACTTGAAGGCGCGTAAATCTTAAATTGTGTGGGGAAAATTCCTCACACAATTTTCATATAAATAAGTTATATAAGACAAACAATTTATAGGATTATAAAAAAATGGCTACAATTTCCCAATTTAAAGCAGCCCTAAGTGGAGGCGGTGCCAGAAGTAACCGCTTTGAGGTCTTGGTTGAATTTCCTGCATTTGCTGGTGGTTCAGAAGATACTCGAAAAACTCCTTTTTTGGTAAGCTCTACATCTTTGCCTGCTTCTACTCTAGGTACTATTGAACGCCCATTCCGTGGTCGTGCATTAAAACTGGCCGGTGACAGAACATTTGATGAATGGACAGCTTCTTTCGTAAACGACACTAACTTTGCTTTGCGTGATGCGTTTGAACGCTGGCACAATGCTATCAACGGCTATAACTCAAACACTGGTGTAACAAGCCCAGATGATTATATGACCACTGTGAGTGTGTATCAGCTTGATTCACAGGACAACCGTATTAAAGAATATATTTTGAAAATGGCATACCCTAGCAATATCGGGGCAATTGAACTTGGTCAAGACACCAATGATTCTATCGAAGAATTTGAAGTAAGCTTCCAGTTCTCCGACATGACATCAAACACCACAACTTAATCTTGAGACTGGTTCTAAATAGGATTGTGTTGAGACTTAAAAACAATCAACACAATCCAAATTTAATAAGGTGATATACTGATTATGGCCCAAAGACAAGAAATGTTTAGTTGGCTTGATAAGAAATCGTTAGGCGATCAAGACGAAAACAAAAAAACACTATCTAATCAGATTGCTACTGATGACAATGATGGTGCTGTCGTTCTTGAAGATTCTATTAATGAGTTTATTCTCAACTACGATTTTACGTATAACAGCCAAGCGGAGTTAATTAATACTTACAGAGAAGTTTCTAACTATAATGAAGTTGATTTTGCAATTGAAGATATTGTAAATGAGGCTGTTACATTTGGCGATAATGATAGTAATGCTGTTGAGCTTGATCTTTCTTCTATTGACGATGAAATTTTATCTGAAAAGGTAAAAGATTTTGTTTATGAAAGTTGGGACAAGATTAATAATTTGTTGGACTTAAACACAACCATCCATAGACGATTTAAGTCTTTTTATATTGATGGTCGATTGTCTTATCAAAAAGTTATTGACAAGGCGAGTGTGTCTAACAACGGTCTTCTTAATATCATTCAACTTGATCCACGTTTCGTCACGAAGTTTCGTAACGTAGAATACGACAAAGCAAACCACACAATTCAAGCGGTTGATGAGTATTTCATTTATAATGAAAACATTGCCGAGACTAATCCAAGTGATCAGAAAACAAAACAAAACAAAAATTCTAATTTTAAAGAAGCTTTAAAGCTTAACAAAGAATCTATCACATATGTTACATCTGGTATAACAGATAGCAATAGCGGATACGCTATTAGTTGGCTACACAAAGCGGTAAAGCCTGCTAACCAACTACGTATGATGGAAAACGCACTTGTTGTGTATCGTATTACTCGCGCACCAGAGCGTAGAGTTTTTTATGTCGATACATCTGGCATGACAAAGACAAAAGCAGAACAATATCTAAAGAACCTGAAAGCTAATTACAGAAATCGTATGTCTTACGATCCAGATTCAGGAAGCTTTAAAGATTCACGTCACTTGATGACGATGCAAGAAGATTATTGGATGCCTAGAAATGCATCCACAGGCAAGGGTACAGAGGTTTCTACTTTACCCGGTGGCCAAAACCTCGGTGACATAGAAGATGTCGTCTATTTCCTGAAACGCTTGTACAAGGCTCTCAACATCCCTGTATCGCGTCTTGAAGCTGACTCTATCGTTAGCCTTGGCAGAAACACAGAAATTAATCGTGATGAGCTTAAATTCGGAAAGTTTGTAACCAAAGTTAAGAAACGTTTTAACATGATGTTTCTTGATCTTCTACGAACTGAACTTATCCTTACCAAAGTAATTACAGGTAAGGAATGGGATAAAATAAAGAATCAGATCAAATTTGTTTATTCGCAAGACATGTATCTTGAAGAACAAAAGAAATTTGAAATGATGCGTGATCGTCTTGAGCTTCTAAATGAACTTAACGATTACGTAGGCAAGTATTTCTCTCACGATTATATTAGACGACAAATTCTTAAACAATCTGATGAAGAGATTGAAGAACAAGATAAGATTATTGAAGAAGAAAAAAATAACAAACAATACAATCCTGATGAAGAAGATCAGGGTAGATTTTAAACCAATTTATAGAAAGCAACTAGAGGAAGTGTACCATGAACACAGAACAACAATTCGTTGATCTTATTAAAGAAGGCAAAGTTGCTGACGCTATGCAACTTATTAAAACAGCATTAACCGAAATGGCTGGTGTTAGTATTGTTCAAACTAAATTTGATGTTGCAGAAGCTTGTGGCATGAAAAAGTCTATGAAAGAAGAAGATGACGACATGGACATGGAAGATGAAGAAGACGAAGATGATGAAATGAAAGAAAAGAAAAAAGGAATGGAAGCAGAAGGTAAAAAAATGGTAGATAAGATGCAGAAAGCACCTACTATGAAAGAAGGCTATGGTAAGAAGAAAAAGTCTATGAAAGAAGAAGACATGGACATGGAAGATGATGAAGACGAAGATGATGAAATGAAAGAAATGAAAAAGATGAAGAAATAAGGACTCATCATGTCAGAACAACAAACACAAGAAGAATTGGACGAAGCTACTAAAAAGACTCGGGTCGATTCAAAAGGAAAGAAAACAAAAAGAGTTAAATGTAAACCGGGTTTTAAGTTAAAATCCAATGGTTTGAGTTGTGTAAAGATGACCGGTTCTGAAAAAGCCAGTAGAAAAAAAGCCGCTAAGAAATCAGTTAAAACTCGCAAGGGAAAATCTCAGGCTGGTAGTAATCGCAAGAGAGCTAAGGCTGTAAAGAAACGCAAGGGTTTAGGTCTTAGTTAAACCTTATTAAAAGGATTATTTAACAATGAAAACAAAATCTGTAGAGAAGCAAGATGATTAAAACATTTTCTGACTATGTTTCTGATAATATTAATCTAGAGGAAAGCTTGAAAGGTCAAGATCAAATAAAGCTCGTGATATAGAAGTTAAGTTTATACCCACTTATAACAGTGAGGATTCTACTATGAAGGTCAGAGCAAAGTCAGTCGATAAAAATAAAGTGTTTAACCTCTACATTCGTGACATTCAAATAACAAATATTAGTCAATCAATGAATGTGGATTTTTAAAGGACAATAATAATGACAGTCAAACTTTTAATGGAAAACTCTTATGAAGTTGAAAATCTAACAGAGCAAACTGAAAACGGAAAAGAGCTTTTCATTCAAGGAATATTTGCCCAAGCCCAAGTAAAAAATGGCAATGGTCGATATTATGAGAAAGATGTTTTGGAACAGGCTGTTGAAAAATACAACGAAAAGTTTATTTCAAAGCGTAGAGCATTGGGTGAATTGAATCATCCTGATAGACCATTTGCTGATCCAGCCAAAGCCGCTATCCTAATCAATGAACTTAAATGGGATGGTAACAACGTAATTGGTAAAGCAAAAGTGTTAAACACTCCAAAAGGTCAGATCATTAAAGGTCTTATGGAAGGTGGTTTTAACATGGGTGTGTCTACTCGTGGACTTGGTTCGCTAAGTGAACGTAATGGCATGAAGTACGTTAATAAGGATTATATGATGACAGCCGTTGATTGTGTTGATCAACCTTCCGGCCCTGATTGTTATGTAAGCCCTCTAGTAGAATCTTCATGGGTTAATAAGAATGGAGTTTGGATTCCTGCTGTCCAAGAGGATGGCATTGCTATTGATGAAGGGCTTTTTTTAGAGAAATTAGAGCAGTATATTCGATTTAGAGTAAAAAATCAATAGTTTGAATTAAAAGTATTATAAATAGAATTACAATGATTAGAGAAACGAGGTTTTAATATGAATGATCATGTAAAAGCCCTCTTCGAAGGCCAAGAGCTTTCAGAGGATTTCAAACAAAAAGCAAGTGCGATTATCGAGTCTATGCTGTCTGAAAAAGAAGCTGAAATTCGTGAATCCATTGTTGGTGAACAGACCACTTTGTTTGAATCACAAGTCGAAGAAAAAACAAGTGAGCTTGAATCACTGTCTGAGGCATATGTAACCGAAGAGGTTCTGCCTACCATTAGTAAGTATCTTACCGCTGCTGTAAATGAATGGCAAGAAGAAAATGCTATTGCTATTGAGTCCGGTGTAAAAGTTGAATTGGCTGAATCTTTCTTGAAAGGTTTTGTTGGTCTGGCAGAAGCACACAATCTGTCTGTACCAGAAGGGTCTGATAGCATTGTTGAGAAGACGCAGAAAGACTTTGAGCAAGTTAAATCAAAACTCGATAGTCTGACTGAAAAGAATGTTGAATTGAAAGAAGCTCTTGATGAACAAACTCGGTCTATCGTTATCGCTCGTGTATGTTCTGATCTGACTGAAAGCCAGAAAGAAAAGTTTACTACTTATTCTGAGTCTCTGCAATTCAAAACACAAGATCAGTTTGAATCTGCTGTATCTCAATTGAAAGAATCTTATTTCCCTAAGACTGGCGATAAGAAAGTTGAGGAAGATGAGCAAGATAAAATTCTTGAAAATCAGGATTTGAATGAAAAAGATGAGACTCATGAGAGTGCTTGGCTGAAAAGTTTTGTTGGTCAGCTTTAATTAGAACATAGACTTATATAAATACAATTAATAACTTTACAAAGAAAGGTAGGA